GCTTTCAAGTGCTTTCGTTTTATCTTTTGTATTAAATGTATTATCTAATTCTTCGAATGGATTATTCAATTTCATCACCAAAACTTTCTAAGATTGAAGTTATATATTCATATTCATCTGCTGGCGTTAATGTTTTATCTATAACACCATCGTTTCCTATTGTAGCTGTGCTCTTAACTCTTACATTTAAGAAGTCATCTTTCTCGTACAATTTAGCAATAGATTCTTTAATGACTCCTACATTGTCAACAGGACCGTAGAAGTTTAATCTCATTGTAAAGTTGAGTGTCCAAATAATACTTTGTCTGTCAGCAAACTCGCCTTCATATGTATCATCATAGTCTATGTTATCAAGTGTAATTTTTATGTCTCTCTTAATACCAAGTGTAGGCATCTCATTGACAGTAATATTAAAATCAGGATTAAAGAAAGGTAGAACCTGTTCTACGATTCTGAGTCCGTCTTCTTGATTCTTAGCAAATACATACAGAGCAAGCGACATGTTGTATGGTGTCGCTACATAAGAGGATCTTACTGTGTTTGTATTGTCGCCTTCGCCGACTGCTTTGTTTCTTTGTATAGGAGAAACTTTACGAGAAGGATCATATGTTAGTTGTTGTATCTCAAAGCCCATACGAGGCAAAACAATTGCTACTTCGCCACGAGATTCTGCATCAGGAATCAATGCAATACGAGACAAGAACTTCTGTTTTGTAGAATACGCAAGAGGCACTCGCATAACTTGTGCGATTTCACCTGCTGTAGTTTTTCTTTCTACCCGAATGTTATTAAATATCATCCCGAAGGCAACAATCGCTTTGCGAATATGTTCGTGATAGAATTGAGTATTTTTAAACATTAACCTATTTCTCCAAACGGATTGACTTCAGAGAAATCTAGAATATCATCAGCCTCATTTTCTAAAATGAAATCAGTATTGTCAGTTCTTTCTGTAGATTTAGTAAGCGCATAATCTTCTAGAATAATAGATGAACCATCTTCTTGGAATAACAAAGTGCCGTCTTCTAACAAGAACTGATACAAGAACATATCGATGTTTTGTTCTTTGTATATGTTATCTATAACAGCAACGCCAGTGTTAATAACCTCAGAAGAATACTCAAAGGTTTCACACTGTAGATTGAATACATTGATCTTGCTTAACTGATAGAAAGGATTTTGAAACTCTACCATTTTTATCTCAAGCATAGAGCCAGTGAGAGGGAAGAATAGTAGATCCCCCTCTGATGGTCTTGCTTCTAGAGAAAAAACGCCGCCAGAAGTCTGTACCATTTGCTCCCATCTTCTTTTAGATAGAACAAACGTAGCTTGATCTCGTATCTCAATTCCAAATTTTGTAAACAGTTCGCCTTGGCCTTCGAAGCCATCGACATTCTGAATATACATTTCAAGCGGATATGCTTGATTGAACTGAGACAAAGTATCTTCATCAAAGATATTATCAGTTGCAACTAGCGTGCGTGGAAGATAGTAGATATCTTGGCCGTAGATTTTTAAGCTCTCAATGATAAGGTCTTCGATGAGACGCTGTTCATTGGTAGTTCCGCTTGTCAGTCCACTTTGAAAATAAAAGTTTGTAGGCATGATTTTATCCTACATAGAACGAAGGAGGTAATTCGTAGCGAGATTGCATCTCGTCTTCTATAGCATTAATCTCTGTGACAGCTTCTTCAAATATCTTGTCGCCGTTGAGTGTGACACCGCCAGGCATTTGAATGCCGCCAAACTTCTTCATGTTCTCACCCCACTGCCTTTTGATAAGTGCAGTAGCGTATTTCTTCAACCACATATCGTCATACACTTCTGTGTATTGTTCTGGGTCAAGAATTGCGTATGCCTCAGCAATAACATAGTCGCCAGGGTTGAATGTCTTGTCCCAATCTGTGTCGATATATAGTCTGTCTGTTTTTCTATTCCAACGAATCTGTCTATCGCTGATTAGAAGCTCTTCAAGTGTTTGTAGATGTGACTGAACCATGCTGTAGTAAATCATGTCAGCGCCCATTAGATTGTACAGATCATTTTGTCTAAACTGATACTGTAAATCAAATAGATTGCCGTCTCTAGTGTTTGCGGTTGCAGCACCACCAAAGTTAAACAGCCTAACAATGCCCGTGATGCCGTTGCTGATAGGAATATACTTGTTATCCATATCACCAGCAACATAAGGAATTGCATCTAGTGTTGCTGTAGTGCCTGATATAGAACCAGTAATAGTTTCTCCTGCAGCGAATGCACCAGCAGTATCTTCAATAGTCAGAGTCGATGCTGATCCGCCTTTTACTAATGCACTTGCACCAGATGTTGAACCAGTAACTCTGTCGTTATTTAGAAAGTTACCACCAACAGAAGTAGTGAGATTGAGAGTAGAGCCAGTAATCTTATGTTGAACATAAGTGCGTTCTGTGCCATCAAAGTGATACTCTTGCCAAAGCTGAATAGCATCATCAATACGGTCGTTGACCTGATCTTCATCAACATTAATTTCGATGACAGGAAAGCCAAGCCTACGCAAACAGTAGTCTATTAGCTCTTGTCTAGTTGATAATGCCATTTTAGCTTAACGCTCCTAAGTCTTGCGTTGTGAGTGTACCGTTTGGAGTGTCTAAACTATCAAAATTCGAATCTAATTCTTGACCAAAAGCGTCTTGAGATGTCGATAAGTCACCCAAATCTCCTGTAGGAAATGTCACAGAAGGATCTGACTCAGCATAGTTTGCAATTTTAACGACAGTCCCACTCACTGTTTTAGTAAATATTGCCTTGTCGTTTGTATTTATTGCGATTTCACCTACCTCTAAATCTTCTGAGGCAGGTGCACCGCTCACTTCACGCCTTTTAGGTTTTATTACTATAGCCATAAATTACTACCTTAGTTTAACAATGTACCAGCTGAATTATAAATGTCAATTCTATTTGCTGTTACACTAGCAGCAGTTGCGTAGTACGCACTTGACTGACCATCTAACAAATCAGCATCAAGACCAGAACCTGCTCCGTCAACTGTTTTGATTTTAGTTAAAACATCTGCTGCTGTATAAGAAGCTGAAGGTAGTGCAGCATCTGCTGTAGCACCTTGAGCTGCTGTAGCATAAGCAGTAGAAGCAGTTGTAGCAGCAGTGCCTAGACCTAAAGTAGTTCTAGCAGTTGCAGCGTCTGCGTCATCTACTAAAGTTAAACCGAATGCGCTTACCGCAGAAGAGTTCAATTTAGTACCAATGCTATTAGTAACAGTAGTTGAGAAGTTAGCGTCATCACCGAGTGCTGCTGCTAATTCATTAAGTGTGTCTAGTGCTGCGGGAGATGAATCGATAACTGCTGCTACTGCTGTAGTTGCAGCATCATCTGCGTAAGTTTTAGTAGCAATTGTACTATCAACACTAAAAGCACCAGTTGTGCTGTTGTAGTCAATTCCAGTTGCGCCACTTACTAATCCACGTACTTCAGCATCAGTTCTTTCAGTTGGTGTACTATAACTAAATACACCAGTAGAACTGTTATATGATAGATCGCCCGATGCACTTACTGCTGCTCTGGCATCAGAATCGCCATAACCTTCTGCTGCTGCAAGAGACAAAGTTCCTGCTTCATCATCATATGTTGCAGTGATGTTAGTGTGAGTAGCAGTTGTGAACATGGCCGCAGCAGCATCTTGCACTTGTTCCGTAGAAACACTTACGTTAGATCCGTCTGCTAGAGCAATTTCAAAGCCGCCCGCTGTTGAACCATCGTGAACTACTAGGGTATCCTTAGTAGTATTGACAGTAACTTCTCCCTCAGCACCAGTGAACGATGCATGTTCGGTAGTAGTACCTCTTCTTAGTTGTAGTATTGTTGGCATTTTCTATTCTCCTAGCTATAAGTGCCGCAGTCAATATCGGTTATGTTTGCCGCAGGAATAGCTGTTCCACTATCCAGGTTGTTTAAGTCAGAACGCAACATTTCGAAACCACCTGCTGTACTTCCATCATGTAATACAATGGTATCTTTTGTTGTGTTTACGGTAATCTCACCCTCAGCACCGATAAAAGTACTGTGTTCGACACTGGTGCCTCTTCTAAATCTAATTCTACTAGCCATTTTTAGAGACTCCCGTAATCGATTGAGTTATAATCAGCTACAGGCTGTGTGATTAGACCGTAGTCTTGGTCAGCATTAATTGCTACTTTAACAATTGCTGTACCAGCTTCAGAATCAAAATCAACAAACATGTTTCCTGTTTCTGTATCTGCAAATGTAAACTTAGATACTGCTTGTGTTGAGTCTGTATCCGAAGCAGTTACACCTGGATTCATATCTACAACAGTACCGTCTGCTTTCTTTACATATATCTTTTTATCTGTTGGGTTTACTGCAATTTCGCCTACTGCCAGATCACCTGAACTCGGTACCGAGTTCGCTGTTTCCGACCGTTTTGGCTTGATTATTGTCGCCATTTACCGATTCCTCTTTGGTATTATTTCTGAGCTTTAGTTTAAGCTCTTTAATTTTATTCTCGGCATAATCTAAATCTTTTAGCAACTTAACATTTTGATTGAATAATGTAGCTTTTTCTTCTTCTAATTTTTTAGTATCAGTAGGTGCTTGTACTACTTGTTGCTTGGCTTCTTTCTCAAGTCTTGCAACTTTAGCTAATGCAGCATCCTTTTCTGTTTCAAATTGCGCTATAATTCCATTAGCTTGTTCAATACCACCTTCTAGTCTTGAAATGAAATCTACATCATCTTTAGCTTTTCGCTGAAGATCGAAGTTTTCATTCCTCAATTTCTCTTCAGTGTCCTTTAGCTCTTCAATCTCTTGAGCCTGATTTCTTACTTTTTCTTGTATCTCTGCCGTTTCAGTAGCAGTATTTTGTTGCTTTGATTTTAAAAGAAGATTTTCAAGTGTTAAATCATTCACGCTCTTTGCAAGATTTGCAATATAAGCATTAATCAAGTTTTCGTTTTCCATTATAATGTCACCTTTGTTATGTTAAGTAAAAGAGGGGAGTTTCCTCCCCTCTCTCTTTATACTATTTAGTATGAACCGCCGTCAAGAGTGTTAGTCCAATCTGGAGTACCACCGTTTGAGTAGAGGATATAACCGTCAGTACCTGCACCAGTTGCTTGCAATGCACCAGTTCCGTTACCGTAAACGATACCGTTGCTAGTGAATGAGCCTGCACCAGTACCACCGTCTGCTACTGCGATTGCAGCAGAAAGACCTGAAACAGTACCGCCAGAGAGTGAACCAGTTACGTCACCTGTGAGGTTACCAGTTACGTTACCAGTAACATTACCAGTTACGTTACCAGTGAGATCACCAGTCACATCGCCAGTTACGTTGCCTGTAACATTACCAGTTACGTTACCTTCGAGGTTAGCAACCAATGTCGCAACGGTATAGCCAGTTGCAGTCTTGTCAATAGTGTTGCCAGTGATGTCTTCTTCAGATGTAAACAAGTTAAACTTGCCGTCATTCGCATCACGGAAGAGACCAGTAGTCTTAGCAGCACCATCGTTGAACTTACCGAAGAAACCAATGTCAACTGCGTCAGAAGAGTTGCCAGTTGCATATGCAACGAGTGAATCTTCAACAGCCATGTTAGTAGTGTTAACCTGAGTAGTTGTACCAGAAACAGTCAAGTTACCAGAAACAGTGAGGTTACCACCAATAGTTGGGTTGTCTACGAGACCAATAGTTACTTTGTTAGCAGAAACAGTAATATCAGTTTCGTTAGTTGTGCCTTCGAAAGTAAGAGTTTCGCCACCAGCAACAGTGTCAGTGTTTGAACCGTCAGTAATGTCGAATGAAGTAGCAATTGCTTGCTCAGAAACACTAGTCACACGACCTTTTGCGTCAACAGTAATCTGTGGAACAGCAGTAGTCGAACCGTATGTTGCAGCAGTAACACCTGAGTTAGCAAGTGTAAGAGCGATGTCTGCATCAGCAGAACCGTCAAAACTTACAGTACCAGTTGCGTCACCCGAAGTGCTGATGTTGCGAGCAGTTTCAAGCGCAGATGCAGTAGCAGCGTTACCTGAAGTATCTTGGTTACCAGCAGCGTCAACACCAGGAAGAGTAATGTTGATTGTACCATCGAATGATACACCACCAATGTTGATAGCACTAGCAAGTCCAGTTGCAGTAGCAGCGTTACCTGAAGTATCTTGGTTACCAGCAGTGTTTACACCAGGAAGGTCGATGTTTGAAGAACCATCGAATGATACACCACCTACAGTAACAGCAGAAGCAAGAGCAGATGCTGTATCAGCATTACCAGTAAGATCACCAGTTACGTCACCAGTGAAAGTTGCGTCAGTACCGTCAGTACCAGTGTTGAGTACTTCAGTACCGTCAGAAGCAAGACCTGTTCCTGTCAATGTAGTAGCGTCTGCGCCTGATACAGTACCGTTAAGAGTAATATCGCCTGAACCATCGATGCTTACAGAACCAGAAAGGTCACCGCCAAGTGTAAGAGTTCGAGCAGTTGCCCATGCAGATGCTGTATCAGCGTTACCAGTAAGATCACCAGTTACGTTACCAGTTACATCAGCAGAGATTGCACCAGAACCGTCACGCTTAACGATAGCATTGTTAGTTTTGGCTGAAGTTGCGCTATCTACTAAGTCAGTGTAGTACTTACCACCAACCTTGTGAATAGCAGCAGAGTTGTCGTTATTGACGGATTCGATGTATAGAATCGCAGCTGCACCGTCGTTCGCTTTGTCTTGTGCATAAGCCATTTCCGCTTCTTGCAATGCACTCGTAGTAGGGGCAGTTGCTGCCGTTGAGCGTTTAATCTGAATTACAGTTGCCATGTTGGCGTTTCTCCTTTATGAATTAAAGACTTCTTTTTTTATAATATATTTTTTAATAAGTACCGCCATCTAAGTTATCTAGCTGAATCGAAGAACTAATCGCTTGAGCTATCCACTTTCCGGTTGCTTCGTCATACACTAGTGTATAACCGTC